TGACAACCGCCAAATTTTTACAAAGTTACGAAAAATCCCCTACAAGTTTTAAATTCGTAAGGGATTTTTTTATTTTAGACAAATTTGTCTAATTTATTTTTGACTATTTATAGTCAAATTTATTCTTTCTTCTTAATTTATTAAAGTAAACTTCATTTTGATACTTTGTATATTCTTTCTTTAAATCGCAAGACGCTTTTTTACGAACAATGTCTATTTTAGATTTACTAATAAATAATGAAAAGAACCACTCTACTAATCTACTCATATTTTCAATGTTCCATTAGAAATCCGTTTAGCCATCTCTTGATTTTGTTTAGATGCGTCCCAATTGTTTCTTTCAGACTCTTTCATAAATGCTTCAAAACTTCCAGCTTTACCTTCTCCAGTATCATCTCCTTTTCCAGCTCCACCTTCAACTTTAGCTAAATAAGGTGTTGAAAATGTAGATACCCAATCCTTTACAGTTATTGGAGAATAGTTAGCATCTTTTAAAATGTTACCATTTGAATCTTTTACTACAACTTTACCATCTTCTTTTTCAAAAGAGAATCCTTTTTCTTTAGCTTCAGTAAAAATTGTAGATTTAGACACCAATACATTGTCAGGAATATGTTTCGTAAACTCGTTTTTAATTTCACTTAACAGATTTGTTTTTTCTATTTGTGTTTTGAATGAATTAAACTCTGCATCTTTTTCATTTAACTTAGAAACTAATCCATCAAACTCCGACTTTAATGTTTTAAACTTTTCATCAGGCTCGATTTTATTTTCTGATTCAGTTTTTGCTTTAATAGCATTCACTAAATTATCCATTGTCTTGCCTTGAAAATCTAATCCAAGAATATTTCTCTGCTCTTTTACTGCTATCTCAATAGCCATAGTAGCTGAATCTTTTTTGATATTAGCGATTCGTTCTTCGTAAGCAGTCTTATCTAAAAATACCTTTTCTGACAAATCTACTGAAAACGCTTCTTCACTATTTATCATTTCAATTAACTTACCACTTTCAATTCCTAATGTGGTTTCGATTTCTGCGATGTTGTCTAACGCCATATTACTTTAGTTTGGTTATTTCTTCAGTTAATTTGTTTACGCCCCAAATAGGTTTTGCTTTCTCTCCTGATAGCAATTCGTATTCTTTAATTAACTCATCTTTGCTTGGCTCTTGTACTTCTAAAAAGTCTTTTCCTTCTAAATGTAATTTAGTAAGTTTTTCGTCTTTCTCATACCATAATCCATTAATCTTGCAATTGTCATTCGTTGTGTCTGCAAAAGTAATGTGTACTAAATGCGGAGGTCTTTCTACTGATAGTTTGTAGTTGGAATTAAATCCATTTCCCTCTCTGCCTAATTTGTGTAATACGTAAACTGCAACTTGACTCATATAATTTTTATTTAGTTATTGGTGCAACTGGCGGTGCTACAACCTTTTTATTTAATTCAAACCAGTTATTAAATTCAGCAGTCAATACTTCTTCTGACTTGCTATAATCTGTAACTGTCTGCCACCATTTTTGATATAATACTTTTCTTTGTGCTTCTTCGTTTCCAAAGATATTTAAAACTGTTTGTAAAGGTAAGTGTAAATATGGTTCGATTCGCATTTTTATGAGATTAATTTGCAAATCAATTGGATTATTTCTATATTTTGCCGATAAATACTCACTAAACAGCTTATCCAGCACCACACTATTTTCTTCAGCCTTAACAGACATCTCGTATCTTTCCAATAATGTGTCATAACCTTCAACGATATATCTACGACCTAAATTGATTGTTATTCTACTTTCACTTCTGCTTTTTCCTAAGTCATAAAAGTTCAATATCCACTCACAGAACTTCCACTCAACATATTCTATAAAGTCTGCATACTTGTTAAGTTGATTTTCTAATGGTTGTTTGTTGTAAATTATTTCAGTAGCTGTTTTCTCTACATTGCTCATATTCTGAATACCATAACTTGTTCCCCAATGCGTTTTATACATCTTCTCCTCAAGTAAATTCAATTCTTCTGAGTATTGTTTCCATACATCTAAATCAGGAGATATAAATCCTGCAATGTTTGGTGCTATAATTGGAGTATCTCTGTCATCAGGAATAGGTAACTCAACAACACCTGTCACATCACTCTTACCCATCATTTTACCGTGACCATCACAAGTAGTACAAGTTTCTCCCTCTACTTTACCTGTTCCTCCACAATCACCACAATACTGAACGTACTTCCAAAAGATTGGATTGCCCTTATAAATTTTATATAATGTTAAGAATGATTGGTCTCTCGCATATTCTTTGGAGATGTCTATAATGTTATCAATGGCTGATAATCTTTCCTCCTCTGCTGGAATTTGAATGTTAGAACAGATAAGTGCAGGTACTTGACCAAATGGATGCTCAAATGTTAATTCTGCTACAATATTAAAACTATTTCCAACTTGCTCAAATGTTCTGTCTGTCAAATCGTCAACTACTCTCCAAAATTGTCTGTTCTCTAATCTCTTTGGTTCAAATATTACATACTCGACCATCTGTCCTCTTGACTCGTAATAACGAATACTATCAATAGATTTGTAAGTTGGATAAATATCTACCTCAGGTTCAGTAGTATATTCTAAGAACATCAATCCATTCGGGTCTGTGTTCATTAATTTAATTGCGTAGTCTTGTACCCATTCCGTTAAAGACTTCCCATCCCTTACACTTGCAATTTTATTTAAGAACTCTGCTTTAATTGTAGGGTTTAAAATATCGTAGTCTTTAATCCCTCCAGTTGCATAATAAATATTATCGATAGGCTGAAATATTCTTCCGAATAAATCTTTGATGCTTCTTGAGTATTTTCTCCTTGCTTCTGCTTTTACATTACTCTCAATTCCTTCTATGTTCTCTATAAGCTCCTCTATGAAGTCATCTCCATTTACTAACGCTTTTAGTTCATCAGAACATTCACGCATCTCGACAAATTCTTCATTGATTTTAAGATTACTCTTAATAGCCGATATGGCTTCTTCGTTGCTTTTGAATATCATATTTTTATTTATTTACCAAATTATTCGTAATCTCGGCTTACCTTTCAATTCAAAGAAAAATCGCATCATTAGAGCATCGGCAAAATCAGGGGAACGACCTATTCTCTTTTTTATCTCCTCTTTTTTCTCTAACGCTATTTTACCATCATCCTGCAATGGTTGTCTATTTATCTGCTCTAACTCCTCAATCACTTGCTTCCTGTATTTATCCTCTTGAATAAACATCTTAGAATCCTTAACCGCTTCTGCAAAGTACCAGTAACATTGTGCTTTTAAGTTCTTAAAGTTCTCCGTTTTACCGTGCATCTTTATTGGCTTCCCATTATTGTTAAATGGAGTTGCTCCTACTAAATTTCCTAATTTTGTTGATGCCCTTGTAAATGTCTGCAATCCATCAGCGTCATATATCACATTTTTAAGTGGCACTCTATTCTCTATACGTAACTCATTTATCTTCTTGCTCACCATCGTATCGTCAATCTTATCAATTGCGATTATCTTCAATGCTACAAATCCTGCCCAAATAACAATAACAAACTTATCCGAGCCTGTGTAAGCAATATCACAAGTCATATACCTATCTTGAGTAGGCTTTATAAACTCATTTGTGTACAATCCAAGAATATCTGAATACTCAAACATCGCATAAGGATTATCATCAAACTCCCAATTCCCATACACAAGTCTTTGAACTTCGTTGTGGCTTAATATTTTCATCAAGTTAGGAACGTAATCAACTGGCAATGTCTTATTATCTGTTGGCAATGCCTGAATGAACTTCATATGATTTGGAATAGTCCTATCCATTGTTGCTTTGTAATAATCCTTGTACAAATAATTCTTGCTGGGGTTACACGTTTGTAGCAACTTTGGCGACAGGTCATATTCCTTATTCTTCCAACGCCCTATACTCGCTTGTAAGTTATTCTTACACTCAATGTCAAACTCCCCAGCTTCTTCTATCCATCCACGAGTATTCTGCATACCCCCAAATCGCATATAGTTTGGGTCGCTTGGCAAATACTTCGCATCAATCAAAAATATCTTAGATTTATTATGAAACTTAAAATAGTTATCTTGACCATTGAAGCTATAATAATCTTCCGTTATTCCCCATCCACTCAAAACCTCTTGAATTGAAGGAATAGTAAACTTTCGTAAATCTGCTAATGTCTTTCTCGCAATAAAATAATGCGTTTCAGGGTACATTAGTGCATCTGCACATATCAAAGAACAACCTATGAAAGTCTTTCCACTTCCTTTAGAACCTCCATACACAATATCAATGGTAGTTTTATCAGTCCAAGCTTTTATAGCTTCTAATTGCTTTAAATTACCTCTAACATTTAATGATAGGCTTTTATTCTGCAACTTCTTCTTCCTCTTGGTTAATAATCTGCATCCCTATAATCGGAACTACCTTCAATTTATCACCTCCTGAAGTAATATCGAGCTTCTCGCTGTACTTTTTAGGGTTCATCCTTCCCAATACCCATTTACGAGTATCAAGTTGCAACCTTGACCTGTTTACAGCTACCATACTCTGTTGTCTGTTCCCATTAACATCATAGTAGTAGTCCTTAGTACCATCATCAGAAATCTCTAACATATCGTCAAAGATACCATCAGCTCGTATTTCAGTAGCTTTCTTATATAATTCTATTCTATCGGGATTTTCATTTAACCAGTTGTAGAAAGTACTTCGTGTGATTGGGTAATCATCACCATCTAATATATTCTTTATTGAACGACCCAACTCTATCTGTTGAATAATATCCAAAAATACTTTATCTCTTTCCATAATTATATTTAATAATAATTGCTACAAAGTTACAAAATTAATTAATACTATTATATATTATATATATTTTTTTTAATAATAATAATATTTTATAAAATAAAGGAAATATACCCCCCCCCTATTTCTTGATACACTTTTTAGGGGGGGGGTATAAAAGTGCGTTTTTTTTTTACGTTTTTTCAAAAAGTGCCCTTTTTCATACTTTTTTCCTACAAAACAAGACATATTGATTTTTAGACTGGAACTGTAATCTTGAATAATTTTCATTTCTAACTCTAAAGTGGATTAAACGACAACAAACGGCTTTTATTTTATTTTTACAACTTGTAAGACTTTTCTGTGTTTCAAAAAGTATATAGAATAGGAAAAAAATTTTTGTAGGGTACTTGAATAAATATATGTAAGAAAATACTGCAAATGAAAAGTTATATTGTGTGGAAAAAATTTGTGGAGGGGGTCAGATATAGTATATGGTCGATTTTTTAGGGGGGGTGGGGGTCTGTTTATTGCCTTGGTTTTATTTTCGGGGGTGGCTTGTGGCAATTTTGCACCCATATAACGGCAGCACCTGGAAGGAAGGCACCCATATAACGGCAGCACCTGGAAGGAAGGCACCCATATAACGGCAGCACCTGGAAGGATTGCACATAAAAAAAGCCTCACTAAATTAATAATGAGGCAAATGTTATTTAAAAATGTATTACGTTTGTGCGTAAATTGTTCGCTTTGTCTGTTGGCTTTTTTGTCTAACCTTCTGTATTTTTACATTTC